TGTTCTGGTACGCGCCCTCTTGCGGGAAGTGGGCAATTATGGATGTGTCGGAGATGGTCAGGTAGATATTCTCACCGGCTAGGGAGATCCGGCACCGCTTACATGGTTCGCTCTCAATTTCTGCCATCACCACCTCCGAGTTATAACCCGAGCATACACCATAGCATCTTTCCACGTGTCGCCCTGTAGCCAGTATTTGATTGCTAGGATGTACGTCCTCATGGGCTACTCCAGTCCTATCGCAAACCGCCAGCCTTCCGTCCCAAAATAATCATCGTTATCGGCATCCTCCAAAAGCCCTTCTATAACTGACACGTATGTCAAGAAATCTTGCAGTTCCTTCTGTGTAGCTGCCGCAACGAGCATCTTCCCTCTGATCATGTCAAGTTCGCTTTCGGTCCTCAGTTTCATTTCGTCACCTCAATAGTCCGTGATATAACAAAAGTTATATAATACCCGCTATCTGCCTCGCAGTCGTAGCCCTCTGCCTCGCACTCAGCCTTGGATCTCATGCTGGCACTGGCATCGTCTGAGTAATCCCATAGCAGGTTCAGCGCGGTTTGGATATCGTCTGGTAGGTTTATGAACATTTCCGCTTATTTCACTTGATCGTAAGTTTCCGCGAAAATATCAGGCTTGCATGGGTAGTTCTCGCCCCGGACCCCAGTAATAATCCAGTCGCCAGGGCATACTTCCTGCGCTCCGTCAAGGCCCTCAAGGGTTTTGATATCCCCATGATCTTCGGTGTGAAACCCGCATTTCTCGCATTTATTGTTGAAACACTCAGGCACGTTGCCACGGGCTTTGACGTTTGGATGATCACCAGCCTTAAACCACTGGTTTGCTTCAATCGGAATTGGTTTTTTCACATACTTTCCCATACTCTTACCCCCGTTGATTTAACCTCAACCACAGCATCATTGCAAAATTAGCTATATCAACCAGTACCTTATGCTGAACTTCATGCCCGCGCACTACCACATGAGCCGCATTGGTCAGCAACCTAACAGGAACATCGAAGTTATGAAAAGCCCCGCAATCCCACCCGCGAAAACCTTGTTTATGTTTCTGCACCATCCTGTCTTTCATTGCCTGCGAGAATCTGTCAATTGCATTGTAATAATCATCTTTCGCCGACATTTTGCCCTCCATCAATAAGTTAATGTTCCGCTCTATTGAAATTCACACCACTCTACCACAGAATGCGGTATCTTGCAACGATAAACCTGCATGTGGTGGGGTTGGTGGTGTTTTCCTAACCTTGTAATCCGCATTGCGCCTCCGCTTTCTCGCGCTGTTTGTTGCGCCTGATTATTGAGTGAGTTATGAAATTCTTGACATCATCGGTGATCGGCCCGACCGCACCCCATTCAATCCCTGACGGTGGCTCAGTGCCGAATTTGTTCTTGTACATCTTCAGGGCGGTCCCGAAACATCCCTTGCGGCCTGGTGTCCATCCCCGGTCCCTGCACCATTGATTCAACCCGGAAAGAAATTCCTGCTTTGCGGCAACGGTGTACTCTTTCCGTGCGGATTTACTCAGCTTCTCAAGTTCCCCTTCGTCGGTTTCGACATCCTCAGCAAAACTCGGTATCAGCCCACAGGCAGGACATTTCCGCACCCCTGCCGGTTTCAGGAAGTCACAGGACGGGCAGCGTTTCGGCAATGGCTCATCTTTCTCGTCTGCTTTCTTCTTGTCGCTCTTGCCAGCTTTTTTCTTGCCATCATCAAGCACGGTCGGCAGTTGAGCATCGACAAACCCTAGCCGCTCGTGATTCCCTGCATGGTCCAATATCAGGCACTGGGTTTTTCCATCAGCAACCCGCAACCCGCGCCCTACCTGCTGGATATGCACCATCAGACTTTTCGTCGGTCGGGCCTGGATGATGCAGGAAACTTCAGGATAATCAAAGCCCTTCGTGAGGATATCGACATTACAGAGTACCGTTGTCTCGCCGCTCTTGAACCTGCCGATTACATCAGCCCTTGACTCATCCTCTGCCAGTTTGCCGGTGTAGCAGTCGATATGATCAGCGGACACTCTGTGCTTCTGGAACTCCCGCACCAGATGCCGGGAATGCGCCCGATTGGTGGCAAAGCAGATGGTCTGCCGTCCTTTCCCCAGTTTCAGCCATGTCTCGACTATATCAGCAACGAGCTTCGGTTTGTCGGCACGTTCTCCTAGTTCCTGTGGGTCGAAGTCACCAGCAACGGTCTTAATACCAGATACATCAATCGTCTTCGGGCCGTATGCCTCAAAATCAGCTAGGTAGCCCTGGTCGATCAGGAAGCGGGTCGATACTGGATGTACCATTCCGTCAAAATGCTTGCCCATCCCCTTAGCGAAAGGCGTAGCACTCAACCCTACAACATGACCGTCATTCGCTCTCATCAGGTTGATATGTGCCTGGTGGAGCGCATGACAATTGTGTACTGCTACACCATTAGCGAAGTAAGAAGGGTGTCCACTGACGTGAAGGTTGTATACAGTCTTATTGCCTCCTCGTTCGACAATCGAAACACTTTCCACCCTTTTGATGCCAAAAAGTCCATCTTCTTCTGGTCTTGTCCTCTTCTTGTCTCCGTAGTATGACTCACACCATCTATTTCCACCCCTATCATTTTCCCTTTGTGGGCAATGTCCATTTTGTAACAAGTTGGATAACCTTGCCCATCCCCCCTCATCCCTGTGGCCACAGCCACCTCTGCCTCCCACCCTTCCCCTAGAGCATGAAGGAGGGCCAACTGTGGCAAAGGAAGCAAGCGCCCGTTCCCTCCTTGCTTTATAGGTCGATGTCGCATTTCTTTCAGCCGCTTGCTCACCTTTAGTCTCACGCTGTGGTTGCTCATCGGGTTCTTCAATTTCTTCGCACACGATATCGAGCAGCATTCTTGCAATTTCCAAGTCTTTTCCGAGCAAACGTCCTCTTTCCCATCCCTGCCTATGCTCCTCCATGGGGTGAACGTCTTCCCACACCATACGCATTCCTTCGAGGCCGAAAGCGACCTGTCCGACCTCCAAGAGCCTTGCCTCTTTCCACCCTTCAGTTGTGAAAAACTTGTGACTTCCTGTACACTCTGTCTCAGTTCCATCCGTGAACCTCACTTTGTAAGTTTCTGAAACTGAACGGCAAAAAACTTTTTTTACCGTTCCAGTCCCTATTTGGTTGTACACCTCATCCCCACACTGCAAGGAATCAATAGTTTTATCTCCATTGGGGGTTGAAATGATTGTGCTTCCGACAAAACATTCATCAATTACCAACAGATCAAAGTTCATGATCTTCCGCCGCGCAAGGGTTTGGATACTGCATACCTGCACGGGCAATTCGGGGAAAAAGTATGGATGACTCGCCTGGATAACTCCGTGGTCAATATTGTCTTTGAAAAATCGTTCCGAGGTCTGGTTGATAAGTTCAATTCTATCGCAGACAAACAGACATTTCAGCCCCCTGGAAGATGCTTGCTGTATCATGTAACTCGCTATGTGGGTCTTGCCGCTGCCTGTCGGGAGCATGAGGACTTGTTTCTTGCCTGTGGTCCTGAACCCTTCCCGAACCGCTTGAATGGCCTGTGATTGGTAATCCCGTAGATTCATGCGTATCTCCTAGCCGACCGCAACAGCAATTCAATCTCATGATCCGGCAAAGGGGGAGAGCAACCCTTGCCCCATTTCCACGCCTCAGACTCTACCTGATCCCAAGGCTTACGCCGCTTCACCATCCCGCCGACGAATTTCATCAGCCCATTATTCCGATTCCCTGCGACCGTCCCGTACTGCCCCTTATACTCGCTGTTCTCGTCGCTCTCGGTGTATCTCGGCTTTGACCATTGTTTCACCGGCTTAGGCGGGAATTTCGCTACCACTTCCGAGTAGTCAAGCGGTTCTTCGTAGCCTTCAAGGATTATACGGCTCAGGAACGCCTCACCCTTCTGATGCCAATAGCCGGGAACCCGCATCACCCGCGATGTGTCGTGAACCACCGGATCGCCGTTGAACATCTCCGCAAGTCGTTTCTGTGTGTCGCTGAATGCCTCAATCGGAAAGTCCTTGACGAACCAGTAACAGTGGAATTTACCTTGAGAAGTTTCAACCACCATGTGCGGGTTGTGCTTTAACACCGGCTCAAGCGGGCTACCGTCAAGGTCAACGAATATCGCCCGGATTCTGGTTATGTTCTCCTTTCGCCTCCCCTTGCCGTCCGTCTCGTTCACGGTCAGGAATATGCCGCCGCCGTAATAGTTGATCTCCTCAAGTTTTGATGTGTCGTTATGGAATACCTTTGTGATACCGGGGCGTTTTTCCTTGCAGTCATCAAATGTTTGGAATGTCTTTATGCCAGGGAACCGGCTTAGGAACCTGGCTCGGTGCCGCTCGATTTCTTCCTGTGTCATGCCGTCCTCCGATGGTCGTTTTTCGGTAAACCCACCCCTTAGTAATCCCCTGGTAGATAGTGGGTAACATTTCACCATAGGTGGCAAAATGTCACTCTCGGTGAGATGGTTGATTTTAGGGGCTTTGGTGGTTTCGGTGTGGCTAACTTGAGGTTTTTCAAGGGGTGTTTCATCATCGTCTCGCCGCCGATTATCCCAACCATAGAACACGTACTCACGCCCGACGATTTTCCCTGAATTATTTCTGACCAGTTCGATTCTCAGGACACCGAGCGAGATGAGAAACCTGATCGCGGCCTTCCACTTCCTCTCCCCGCAGCCGATGAATCTTTCCATCACATATTTTTTCCTGAAGATCCAACCGGTATTACTTTTCATCATGGCAAACATCCAGATTGATAAAGCCTCGATGTTACGTGCAAAAGATTCAAGTGCATCACCAGTCAGATAAAACCCGCTGGTTGTCTCGGTCCTTGCGCTGTAGTTATCGGCCATTGACGCTTGCCTTGATGAATCTTAGGGAGGTGGGGTTCTCGATGCACTCGGTATACTTGTATTTTACTTCAGCGTCATACCTAGCCTGCGCCGCACTTAAAACGTCTGGGAATCTGCCGAGGATAAGAGTTTTCCCATCACCCCTAATATGGGACAGCCATTTCCCCCGCTTTTCATCAAAGCAAACTCCATTAACCCCAGATGTGTTCCTTTTTTGCGCCCCCTTGTTCCTCATATTCGTTTTGGTATCGCACTCTCTGAGGTTTTTTATCCGGTTGTCTTGCTTGATTCTGTTGATATGGTCTGTTTGGACTGGCCAGACTCCGTAGTGAAAAAGCCACGCAAGCCGGTGAGCAAGGTAATAGCGGCCATTGTAGAATATCCTTATATACCCAGCCCCGCTTTTGCACCCAACGATCTTCCCAAGTTTACCTTTCCCGTCTCCATCGCTTTTCCTATAGAAAAACCCAGTCTTAGGATTGTACCGGAATGCCGACATCAACTCTTCCCTGCTTGCTATCTCTCTTTTCATTGCCCCTCCAAACAAAAAAATGACTTCCCACCAGGATAGGCACCCGTAGAGGAGAGAACCCCCTTTCCTTGCCTATCGGCCCCTGGTGAGAAGCCATTCTTTTGGAACAATTTTTTGTTCATTTGATACCCACGGGTTTATAGGACGCAACCGAATAAGTCAACGAGGGGGGCCATCCCTCCATTTTTGGTTGCGCCTACAAGTTTAACATACCTGACAAAAAGATGCAACACTTTTTCACGAATAACGCTATATATAGCGTACCCATCATCCACCACCCCACCACATAAGCCCCATCACCGATTTCCCACGCGCCACCTGCAATCAGTTGTTCGACTGGCTGCGGGAAATCGGATTGGCTGTCTCGGCAGGTTAGGCGGGATTATTCACCTTCTGCCTCAATCACCTGCAATACGTCTCTGGCAAAATCTATCCTCCCGCAAGCTACCCCGAGGTGAAATGCGTCATCAATGTTTCCACCTGCGTAATCGTCCACCATAAAATCGTCAGAGTCTGATACACATTCTTCTGCTGCTGTTATTTTGATTAATGCCAATACTGCTCTTTTCATCATTACACCTAAATAGTTGAGTTAATTGGATATTCTAGAAAGGCACATCCTCGCCAGTGCCATTGTTCGACGGGAATGGTTCCGGCTCCTGCTGCTGCCCACCTTCCCCGCGAGGGCTGAGGAATTCCAACTCCCTCACGACCACCTCAGTCTTGTATCGTTCTCCCCCATCATTCGCCGTGTACTTCGTCGTCTTGAGTTTCCCCTCGATGTACACCTTGCTCCCCTTGTGGAGATATTCAGATGCCAGGGTTGCGAGACGATCCCACGCCGTGCAGTTTACCCACTCCGTACTCTCCTGCTGCTGCCCGCTCTTATCCTTGTACCGCTCAGTCACCGCGATACTGAACGATGCTACCGGAGTGCCGCTGCCGGTGTACCTTAATTCCACTTCCCGGCCCAAATTCCCTATTGCTTGTACTTTCAGCATGTTATACCTCTTCCTCTTCAAAGTTTTCGATACTAATTTCACTGGTGCATTTCCAGCACACAGCGCACTCTTCTTCTATGACATCACTCTCGGCGGTAAAATTGTTTCCACCACAATCGGGGCAACGCCATTCCCGCACCAGCCGGTAGGTTACTGTCTCTGTCATACCCCCGCCTCCATGTCGAAGTTTGTCTTAGCCAGGTCGAGCAATTGCCGGATATCCTGCTTCGACTTGTGGGCGAAGTGGAGAAGGTCGATCATGAGGCCCAGGATATCGGTATCGAGTGTGTCCGCGTCGAACCCGTCCGTCTCCGGTGGTATCCATGCCGCCAGTGCCACCTTCGCCCGTGCTACCCGCTCCGCATTCGCCGCCTTTCTATCCGCAGCCCCCGGCATTGCTCTGGTCATCACGATACCTCTTGCAATTTCTTGACGATGGTTTCAAGTTCCTCTGAAAACCTCACAAGTTCCGCCTGCAATGCTGCATGAAATTTAGTATCAGGCTCGGCCTTGATCATCAGTGGTTTCATGCCAGGATAGTACGAGACAAACCACCAGTAGTCGCGTCCGGTTACAAACATGCTGCCCTGAACCTGCTGGTAATATGTCGATGGAATTTTGCCAGTGAGAAGATAATCAACGTGGGTAGCAAGTTGTGGACACTTGATCTCAATCCCGCCATTGTCACCAATCAACCCGTCAGGACTGCACCCCCATCGTCCATCATCCTCGATACACAGACCAACCTCCTGAACTTCCGCGTCATGCAGCATACAGAAGAGAAGCCTTGCCTCTGCCTCCATCTCGATCCCTCTTGACATCGCCGCCGACTGGTATGATTCTTCCTTGCTGCCTGTAATTTTCTCCCCTGCCAGTTGGTAGAGGTACTTCGTCCGGCTCTTGCTTGGCTCTCCCTTAGTTGTGACTATCTCGGAAAACTTACTGGCGGTCGGCAGGCCAGCACGATATGACATCCATTCAGGTGATCCCTGGTCAACATTGATTATCTTCATGGCTTGACCAGTGGCTTTTGCATGACTGCCGCCATGATAGTAGGAAGTTTACCTTGAGGAATTTCGCTCAACGCGCCGACAGCCGCCACCTTTTCGACGTACTCCATGAACTTTTCCAGGATGACCCCCCTCGACCTCATTTCAGCTTCTAAAACGTCAAGCTGTTCAGAGGTAACAGGGTCCATATCAGGATTGCCGCCTCCAGGGCCTACAAGGCCACCTGACGCGTTTTCTGTGCCGCCCCCTTGTGATGGTATTAGTGAACCAGGAGAAGCGTTCCAGCCGCCTATATGAAGCTCTCCTTTGTGCCACAGGTCAAGTGCCGCTCCGAAGCGCATTGCCGCGTTCCTGAGAGCATCGCCTATCCGCTCCTTTGTAGCATTTGCGCCAGATTTGCCTTGTGCATCGCCGTAACCAAGGCGGGTCACTCCGCACACGGTCAGTTTGATCCACATACCGCCGTCTTTGTCGAGCACCGGATATCCATCTGGACCAACCGAAAGAAAGTCCCAACTCCAAAACGGGTCAACAGAGAGAAGCCTGTCAGTAATCGCTGCATGCCCCACATAATCGAGATGGATTATTTTAGGATGATGCCAACCGCCACAGACTGAGCAATTCTTCTTATCTGAGGCAGGACACTCGTTTTGTGCCTTGGTGCCTTTCGGGAGTTTTGACACCTGATTCGGTAAAAAATCTTCCCTGAGTAACTTCAATCTTTCAACCGCTTCTTTTGGTTCCATCATTTCTCTCCGTTAATTTTTATCAGACCCTTACTCCGCAAAATCTCTTGCGTCCTAATCACACCCTCGTGAAACATCAGCGCCAATTCCTGCTGTGAATACTCCGACCACACCCGCCCATCCACCGCATCGTGGCAGGCTGAACATGCGTAGGCCGCTGCCATGTCGGAGTTTTTGCGCCCCATGCCTGCACCGTTGAGGTGGGCTAAAATGGTGGTTTCGGGATTTGAATTGCAAATTCCGGGTAATCTCACCTGGCATGGTTGCCCTTGTGCTGACTTGCGTATTTTGCTCATTTCCTCTTCCGCCTCTCAGCAAAATTGGTGTTGCGGATATGCTCAAGCACCTCTTCAAGCGTCCCGCTGATAATGTGCCGTGGCTTCCCCTCTGCCTCACGAATCTCACCGATGATATAGTCAATCTCGGACTGGGTTTTGTTCGTGAGATGATGCTTTAATTCATCCTCAGTGATTTTCATCCATCTTCTCCCTGAGTGCTAAAATCTGCCGGTCGATGTCGGCTATGTTCTCCTTCAGGGTGGTAACGTCCTCGACATCGTAGTGATTTGTCCGGTCTGCGTAGAGGTAGTCGAGTAGGGTGGTCTGCATTGCACTTCGCCGGTTGATGAGGTATTCTAATTCGTCTGCGTCTGTCATTTTCTCTTGATCCCCATTGCTCCATAGTAAAGGTCTTCAGGTTTCGGCAGGATTACCCCGATACCAGCATAGTGAACCTCCATTGCCTCAAGGTATCGTGACATCTCCTTAACCTTCATGTCCCTCGTTACTGGGAAGTCGATTGCGCCGACCATGATTTCTAACTTCTGCTCGTAGGTCAGCGGACGGATTACCCTGTCGTACACTTCACGAAACGCTTCATCTTCCCGCCGAATTGGTACGCCGAAATGCAGCTTGCAGTATGCCCGCTTATCCTCCGCTATCTCATCTCCCATATCAACAGCCGCATATTTGTACCAGTGGAACGCCAGCCGGTTTTGTAGGTTGCTCCGGGAATGGTCGAGGTCTTTGATTATGACCTCCTGCGGGCCTCTTGATTCCAGAATAGCCTTGCAGCGGTTGCTGAGGACTACTATGTCATCGGGTGATGAGATGATTATTGAGGCCTTCACTCTGCCAGTTCCTCCGGGGTTGGTCTGCGCCAGGTGGTCCACATCGAAGTCGCCCCGCCAGAAGTCCATTTGTCGCCTCCGTTGTAGCACAACAGATGCCCTTCCTTATTGAGCCTACCCGCAGAGTACCGTTTACGATTGCACGGACCCACAATCACCCGCTCCCCATCCCCAGGCACATCGAACTTCACCAACTTGCCGTCGATTATCTGGTGCAGGGAGTCTTTCCAATCGCCTTGCCATTCTGGCGTTGAGAATATTTTAATGCTTACCGCGTCGCCGTGAGTATTGTCCCACACGCTCTCGGTTGGGGTTGGTTTTTCATCATAAACCCACCACTTGCCGTCCTTGTCCTTCGCCGTCCACTTCCACCGTGGGGCAATCTTCAGCTCAATCGTTTCGCTCATTCCATCACCTCATTAGATTGTTCATGCCACACCACCGGCAACCGCCCCTTGCCCATCACTAACCAAGACCGCGTTTTGTCGAGATGGCAGAGTAGGAGCCAGTGATTCTTCTTCGCGTTAGTCCGAGCCTGCTTGACAAACTCAGGCACATTGATCAACTTACAGTTCTTCACTTCCACCGACACCACCCGACCGTCAGGGTCTTGGCACACCAGATCATCCGTGGACAACCCCGAACTTGTATCAGCCAATATCAGCCAATCGCGGGATGTGAGCAGGTCTTTAGCTGCACGTTCGCCGCGCTTTCCCTTGTCTCTAGAGGACTTGCCCATTACCACCTCCCGTGATAATTCGGCTTGCTAAACATTATCTCTCCAGTCTCAACCCAGTGATTCCAGTTTTTCCGCAAGGCATCCGAGTCGTACTCTGCCGTGCGCCCTGTTCTTTTATAGACAGACATTATGGACTCAGCGGAAATAGCGAAGTGGTGATATCTGTTGAACTCCACAAGTAAACATCCGCAGCACGTTTCTCTCCCGTTGTCAAAACTCCAAACCTTCGGGGTCTGCCCACAAAACGGACACTCATGCCAATCGCCTTCGGGTACTTTGTAAAAATCGAGGTCTACAAAGTCGTAACTAAAACTCTGGACTATCCCGAAATCTATTGCTTCAAGGTTCATCCTACCGCCCTCGTCAGTTCAGACACAGCGATGTAGAGATACTGATCAATCAGTGCGAGGTGCCGCTCGTAGTTCTCCTTGCAATCCAGGGGCTGGGAAGGTACTCGCTTCGGGTTAGACTCGGACGCTGCCTTGAGGTTAGTAATAGTCCGCTTGATCGTATCGACAAGTTCAGCGTTGTGCTGCTCTACCGTCTTCATTTTCTCCGCTCTCTCTTCTGCGTTCAAACAATGGACGCATACCGTTCTGCCGTCTGCCTGGATATACATCAGGGAATTGTCCCACTGATTGCCGCATATTTCGCATCTGGTCATCGACATACCTCCATTACATTGTCGCATCCGTTAGAACAGATGTAATCGTATTTGCCAGGACGGCGAATCTGCGCTAACCGATCCTTCCGCGATTTCTCAGACAATGCCTTGTACTCAGCGTTGCCCGTCTCATCGGCCATGCACTCGGTATGCAGAGGTTCCCAGATACGCTGTGAGTGCCAACCAAACCGCTCGACCCTGCCGCGAAGACCGTCCTTGCTAATGCCGATGTGCGCTGCAAGTTGGGCGATGGTGAAATAGCCAGCGTCGGTGTCGATCAGGGTTAGACGACCAGTGCCGTCTTGCTTGTTGATCATTACAGGGTTGCCTCTAACCTTTGTTGGCTTCACGATTGCACTCCTTTTGCAATTTTTCATGATGGCTCCTTGGGTTGCGGGTTGATGGACTACTGCTGCATCGAAAGCCGATACGCCGTGAAGGATTTCCTTGCCGCCTTCTTCTGCGCCTTGGATGGTCTGGGCCTGTGCTTGCCGGGGATGATGTACGTCCCGTCCACCGGAGTCTTGACGATCTTCTCCGTGCCATTAAGATGGACAATCTTTTGCAGCACACAAGACACATGCACCACCTGACCGGCGAGTTTGCGCTTGGTCGCTGCCGCTACCTTCTTGCGCCGGGACTGGTATGCTTCGTAACTTTCACCTTCAAGACGCGCTGGGTTCATGTTCAGTTCAAACATTGTCATTCTCCTATTTTTTTGCTTTACGCCGTTCGATGTGTGCCTTATGAAGTTTTTTTATTGCAGCCTCAGACGCATTGGGGATTGATAAAAACTTGGAGCAATCTATCGGATCATCACTCATCATCAAGTCAGACAGCAGATGGACTAACGACCAATTTATCTCGACCCCATTCTTGACCTTTTTGTCGAAAATGATGACAGGTTGTTCCTTGCAGCACAAATGACCAGAAGATTTGTCTATTGCGTTCCCGTAGCCGGTGTTCCTGTCGCCGGTGTTCCCGTCGCCGGTGTTCCTGTCGCCGGTGTTCCCGTAGCCGGTGTTCCTGTCGCCGGTGTTCCTGTCGCCGGTGTTCCTGTGGCCGGTGTTCCTGTCGCCGGTGTTCCCGTAGCCGGTGTTCCTGTCGCCGGTGTTCCCGTAGCCGGTGTTCCTGTCGCCATCAAACGAAACCTCTTCAACCAGTCGAATTTCCATGGCAACATGCTTCAAGTCTGCACCTGGGCCTTCACCTCGCATCACTCCCCGCGCCTCAACCTTGAATATCCTCGTACCGGCATCGCTGTAAAAAGACCACGGGCCAGACGGATACTCACAGAAATGGAACCCACTCTCACACATTGCGATTTCGCCATTGTGCTTATGCCAAACCCCCAACTCAAACTGAAACCCACGGCATTGCATGTTCTTGTCGGTGGCCTTGAAACCTTTTACTATTTCGTCGGTCATGTCACTCTCCTTAGATTTGCACTGCGAATGAGAAAATACATACCGCCATCGTCGCGGCGATTACTAGGTAGGACAGGATTGAGTTAATCATCTCACACCCCTAAGCCTTTCAGCCGACTTGCGCCCAGCGTCGAGGTCGGACGCTTCGATGGTGGAGTAATCACGGTTCCGGTTTCGCTCGTTCATCCACTCTGCGATTGCTGCCGCTGAAAATTTATAGGTGCGGGGTCCGGTCTTGATGTATGGGAATCCTTCTTCCTCCATCAATCTTTTGATCGTTGGATACGAAGACCCCATGTGTTTCTCGCATTGTTTGATGTTAATGATAATGTCGCTCATTTCGTCACCTTCTTAGCTAGGATTTTCTCTTCGCGCTGTTTTCTGAAGAATTTTCTTAACCGGATATCCAACCTGTCACGCGGTCCTGCTGACCACCCCCAGATAGATATCCCGCTGACTTCCGCCAACTTTGTATAACTCTCCATCGAGATTGAAAATTTGTCTGCCTTGGCTCTTGACACCGTTAATGGGCAGACTCCTGCCGCCTCCGCTAGACGGTTTTGACTTGTGATGAATTCCACTTGCTTGTTTTCCACGACCCCTCTCTTGTTAAATGGTTATCTGTATTAACAATTACAACCACCATTTGACGACAAAGTACCACCATCGAAAACGCAACGCAATCACAATTTTCTTATGTGTTGACGTTACTGTTGACGTTTTTAATTGTTTGCATTGCTAAATAGTTGATCTTGCTTATTATAAAAATAATGCAAAATTATCACTTGACCTTCACGATAAGATAATTATAAGATTAAGTTGTTGTTTAAATCGTTGTTTACTTTACCTTGCTATGGTGTATACTTAAAACTCCGGGAGTCCCTGCTATGGAACGTAAAAAAAAATCACAGGCTAAGGAAATGACAAGAGAAGAGGTTGGGTATTTCCTCGTTGGGGTACAAACGACAATTGCCGAGAGAGGACTTGTGCAAAAAGATTTGGCACTCGAAGCTGGTGTCAGCCCTGAAAACTTCAGCAAGGTTCTCAATCGCCGCATCGGGTCATCCGCAAAGTACCGGAAAAAAATCTGTGATGCTCTTAGCGTAACCGTTGAAGAAATGGTGATGATCGGCAAGCCTACCCCCGAACCTCAACAGGAGGCCACTAAATTCCCGGTGGCGATCCCCAAAGATTACCTTCCCGCTGATGAGGTGGCGCAATACGTAGCCAGAGTGTCTACCTCTTTATTAGATATATCTGCTTCTTATTCTAAAATAGACGCCCGTTTAAAATATTGGCAGCAACTTTTTGAGACTATGCCAGTTCCTGTGGTCGTTCTTAGAGACGGGTTGGTTTATAATCAGAACCGGCGCAGCAGGGCGATCTGGGATGGTTTGGGCCGGTCGCTGTGTTCAGGGTGTCGAGACGAGAAGTGCAAGGAGTACGACTGCAATATCAAGGACGCAATTGATAAGGGGAAAGACATCGAAGTTTACAAGATGATCGGGGACGATTACTACAAAGTAATAGCAACTCATTTTTCAGCGAATAACCATGAATACACGACAATTGTTATTACCCCGATTGCTGAATGTAAAACAGCTATGGAAAAACTTACTCAACTTGCCGACGAGCGGGCATTCCTCGAAAGCAATCAATATGAGGCGGCAGAATACTACGCTGATGCAAATCGCCGCGTGAGTTACTGCAACCATGCATTTCTTCGACTATTTGAGATTGAACGCGACGACATAAAAACGACCGACGACTTTCATATTCTTTTGTCAAGGAAACTTTTCTACTTCCAGCACGTAGCGAAAGCAGCAGACGAGGTTCGTATGTCTAAGAAACCGGCAGAAGTGGTGGCAAAGTTGACGAACAATAAGACGGTCCATTTCATATTCAAACCACATCTCAAGGACGGAGAACTGCAAGGGGTGATGGTGATGGTATTAACCCCTGAGTTATACGAGGCATTCAACGGAGGTGAAAAATGAGTGCGATAGTACGGGAGAAACCCAAAGGTTCAGGCACATGGTACGTTTTTGTCAATGACAACGGCCACCGACGAGCAGCCAAGATGCCCAACCGCCGCACCGCCGAGGTGATTGCAAAGGAAATCAACGCTGAGATGATCGCCGGGAAATTCAATCTCGGTACTAAGGAGGCGGGAACGGTGCGGGAGTATGCTGAACGGTGGATGGAACACTCTACGGTCAAACCAGCTACCCGCAGCAATTACCAATCAATCCTGACCACCCACATCTACCCCAAGTTTGCCGATAAGCCGGTTGACCAGATCAAGCGGGGAGATGTAAAAGACTTTTTGAAGAAGAAGATCAAGGATGGATTGAGCCTGTCCACGGCCAAGAATATCAAGGCGGCACTCTACAACATTTTTGAGACTGCCCTGGACGATGAGGCTATCCCCTCAAACCCTGCAAGTCGGGTCGGTGAGTTGGTAGCGAGGAATCAGAAGGCGCACACTACCGGCAAGGCTGGATTCTTCACGCCGGAAGAATTGACTAAATTGTTAAACGCTTTCCTCAAGTATCGACCGCAACACTACTTGCTTGCGTTGTTATTGGCACGTACAGGCATGAGGGTTGGTGAAGCTGTAGCTTTGCAATGGCGGGACTGCAACTTTGACACTAAACAGATATCAGTGAGACGGGCGAAGTCGCGGACGGTCATCGACACTACCAAATCAGGCAAGGATAGACTGATAGATATGAGTGACCAGTTAGCCTCCGAATTGAGGAAGAAGCGCACCGAGGCAGTGTCCGACTCACTCAGAACGGGGCGAAGGTCAGACTATATATTCGTCGGCAGGACAAGTGCGACACTCGACCCGACTGCGTGGCGTAAGCGCAACTTCGATCCGATGTGTGAAAAGGCGGGGCTGGGGAAAAGGTTGGTTAAGGATCTCCGGCATACTTACGCATCGTTACTCCTGTACCACGGCAAGTCGCTGAAATATGTGCAGCAGCAACTCGGACATCACTCTATCAAGATTACGGCAGACACGTACTCGCACCTCATCAAGAACCCGGATCATGGGACTGTTAATGTGCTGGACGATGTAGTGAGTGGGGAGTAGGGGCTTTGCAACCTTGCGCAACGGAATGCAACTGGAAAAATAAAAAGGGTTCTCAGATTGCTCTGGAACCCTTTGTTTTACTGGAGCCAATAAGGGGACTCGAACCCCTGACCTACTGGTTACGAAAGAGTTGTCCTTATTTCGGCTACTTATAATATCAAGCGGTTACGTGTTCAGGCAAATCACTTATATTGTTAGGAATCTGCCACTTTCTTGACTAATCTGCAACTATTTACAACCAAATTGACTCAGATTGACTTGTTAGGAACCAATGCGGCAATTTTCTTTTTTACCCAATCCTCACCCTTCTGTGAGACGAGATAATTGTATGCTGTAGAGTCTTCGTTGCACTCGTTCCACCCTACTTCTACCTCACTCTCAAATCTGATCATCACCGCAGTTATTTTGTCGTTAAACAGGCCAAGGTTTACGCCTTTGTTGTCCACTTTTATTTGTGCACACCACTTGCCGCTTCGCTTGTCATAGTGAACACCCCTAATCCCAGACGTATTCTTGACAGACACTAATGAATTGCGGAGATTGCATTGCTGAGACACTTCTCTCAGGTTCTCTATCCTGTTATCGTCTCTTATGTGGTTGATATGGTCAATCCCCTTTTCGGGGAGATACCCATGATGCCAAAGCCAAACTACACGGTGAACCCTGTATTCTTTCTTGTCAATCTTAACCAGCACATACCCTTCGTTATGCCGTCTTGTTATGACCTCCCCTTCCCTCGCAGTGGGACTGGCACTCACCCTCCGCACCAGCACACCATCTTCCCGATAATCGAACAACTCCCGGACTCTTTCCTGCGTCAGTTTCATTTCACCTCACTCGTTGAATTAATCTTGCAGCGCAACCGAGTACATTTTCGCACCCCATCCGCACATATCCGCACACAGTTGAGCACGGTGGCGCACGTTAGGACTCCTCGTCATCAAGGTCTTCCCAACAATCCTCAATCATCGCACAGACCATAGCCCTTGCCCCTGGTGTCAATGCTTCAATACAGGACTCGGAGATATCACCGCCGCTGTCATTAACGTGTTCTTCAAGCATCCACTTAGTTTCGCCGTAATAAAATCCGTCCTTGAAGAACTCGCGCCGGATGCTCAGGCAATCCAGGCAAGTTTTGTGCTTGGATATTTCGCCATCATAGACAGTAACCTCAAGATTGTATTTCTCACCCACATCAATCACTCGCTTGCACTCGTTGCATTTATGCTGCTTCCTGGCTACTGGTTGTTCTTCCCGCAGCATCGTGCAATAATCTTCGACATCACAATAAACTGTTGCACATTCCATCACCCCACCTCCTTATCAGGGATTACCACATACTCTGGCACCCTGCTCATCTCCATACTGAGAACCTTGTCAAAAAGTGTCTCGTATTGGAGCATGATGTGATATGCCAGCATCGTCATCCTGTCTTCACCGGACAACCCGTCTCGATCTGCAATCTGGTAGACATAGCGTACCGTTGTTGCGGTTGCGCTAAGGGTTCGGGAGTACCCACCTTCCTTTTCCTCAAGCCTGGCACCTAAATACGCCACATCGTGAATCCGCCGCCTCATCTCGTTAATGTCCATCACACCCCCTACAGTCCGTTTTCATCCAGCACATGAGAAAGCAGGATAGCCAGCATCTCAGCAGTCTGCTCCCTGATGAACGATTCCTCGGCCCGCCTTGCCCATTCCAGATTAGTCATGGGGTTAGCCTCCACCTCGTTTTTGCACCTGTCAATGTATCTGCCGATGCAGTCCATTATCCCTTCGCGTACTGTACTCATCACCGCTCCCCCGTATATTTGACATTCCGCTCAGGGAACTTCTCCCGGCAAGCGAGCCGAACAAACGATGCCGCGCGCTCGTTTTTCGCGTTCGGAATATTCTGCAATATGCAGTCCTCGTATGTCCTCGGCTCGTTGAACTGTGACACTAGGTACGCCCCTGAGATGAGGGTTACTACGACTATACCCATAAGCAGCATCTTATTGTCCATCACACCTCCTTGCCGCTAAGTATTCAGCGGCCTCCAAACAACTCCGGGAAAGATAGCGTAAGTCTGATTCAGACAAGTACACCTTGCCGCACTCCCCATCGCCATCAGCATCAAGCATATATCCTTTGAAATGCTTGCCATCCACAGTCGGACTAAAGTTGCCAAGGAATTTCATATCCTCCCTTGCTTGCTTGCTCAGTTCCATCACCCCTCCTTTTGTTCTACATTCTAGAATCAAAGAAACTCTGCCTTGTAGATCAAATATTACTTGCCTATCACAAAAAAATCAAGTATATTTTACGTATGATAATAAAAAAGGAGGCGCATGAAGAAACCAGCAATTACAGAGACTATCTGCCTTGAGTGTGTTTGTCAACGCTGCGGTCATCGGTGGGTAGCGCGGGGCAAGGTTGCTCCTAAGCTCTGCCCCAATCAGAAATGTCACAGTCCTAATTGGACTACGGCTAAGAAGGTTAAGAAGGAGGGGATATGAAACCATCACCAGAAAACGGAGGAGGTTGGGTTAAGCCGACCTTCAGCGAGATATCAGAGAGGTGCCCGTGGCGGGACGTTGGTCAATGCATAGTATTATGGACAGCGGAGAGATATAGGAAGCTGGGCGGGGCCAACTGTTCGCCAGAGCATTGCGCTGTGTTCTACTGGATCAAGGAGATGCGATGAAGATCCAAGCGCACCGCATCCGCATCACCACTCCGCAGCCGATAAGGTGGTATGCCGACAAAGTAGGGCGGCAGTTTTGGGCTGAATACGTAGGCTCTGATTTTTGCTGGAAGGTAATTCAGGAAGGGAATACAGACACGCCACGGTACGTTCATGCGTTTGAGTGTGTGGTCGTGCGTGAGGCTGAGGTTGAGGTTGACCTGATACAGACAGTACGGGAGATTAAGAAATGCAAGTGCGACTTCCGCACCCGCTTAGTCGGTGACGGATGCTCTGTTTGCAACCCTGAGTATGCAGCGCAATTCAAAGAGGATGAATGATGGACCAGGCTACAATAGGCCTAGACCTTGTTGTTGGGGGGATATTATCAAGGATTGCTGGTTGCGAAGAGTACCGCGACATCTGCGAGGACATCCACGCGCAGCTATCCGAGCGGGGGGAGGTGGACCCATACACTCGTGATCGGCTGAAAATTTTGATTGATGGGGAGGAATGATGAAGATACAAGTAATTATTGAGGTGCCGGATGGAACTGAATGCACTGGCTGTGTCCATCTATATGAAAATGTCTTCAGTGGATACAACTGCGCTTTGTTTGTCGGGGAAACTGGCGATTCGGTATTCATCGAGGGGTTCAGCAAATGCCCCCAGTGCCGCGCCGCAGAGGTGAAGCCAAGCATAATCACGACAGTAGGAGTTTCCTCAACCGGGCATAATCTTTTGCTGCTTGCTGACGGCAATGGGGTGGATGTAATGAAAAAATACAAGGTGACACTAGAACCATTCGCAGAGGTGAAGGATGATGACGCTGGAATGTTGGAGTACGACACTGATACAGGGATATATCGAGTGAGGGGAAATGGCAATAGCCTGGATAACCTGCGGGTCGTGCGGAAGGAGGGGGAGTGAGATGAGGGAAGAGGACGAAAGCAACATCGCATGGGGAATGGCGGACACTGAAGACCATTTCAAGAAGGCAAATGAATGGGCATACCGTATCATGGCCAAGCATGAAGGCTTGAAGTGTGGCGAAACCTGCACTCGTTGCGGAGGATGGGGTTGTATGTGTGTACCGGTGCTGCTGGTGGAGCTTGATGATGCTGAGGCAAAGTACCAAGAACTGATCATGGCGGTTGCAAAGAAATACCCCGGCGAGTCGAGGCATGAAACGGCACTGAGGTATATCATGCAGGCTGAGGCTGTAGATTGCGGCCCTGCTCAATGTGTTAAGGAGGATGAGTGATGGACCTACACAAAAAGATAATGAATATTGGATATGACAAAGAGACGATGGATAAATTTGATGATCTAGATGATCTCTTGAATTACAAGATGGGGCACCGTGACGCACGACACGCCGCCGCTGAACTGGCTATCGCGCACGATGCCAAGTACGCTGAGTTGATGGAATCGCACCGGGAGTTACTGGCTGCGGTAAACCATTGTCGGGAGGCCCTAAGAGACAACCTATCAAAGTATGCCTACAAGAACGAACTGATCATGCTTGATGCTCTCACGGTAGCCGACAATGCAATTGCCAAGGCTGAAGCACTGGGAGGGGAATAGATGAATAGCATAATGATGGGAGTTGGTTCAGTGCTGATTTTCGCTAATGCCCCATCCGCGCTATCTGGCGATGTATGGTCCTTGGGAGCAATCGTTGTGCTGTCTATCGCCGTTGGGGCTACGCTGTGTAACATAGTGAGTGGAAATTAAACTTAACCGGAGGACACCATGAAGAATTTACTGAACGCAATAATGTGTTTCGTATTCGGGCATCTGCTTCGCCATAGGGCAACGCACAACTCGACCGCGAATATCAACGTATGTTTGCGCTGCGGGAAGGTGGTGCATGTGGATCGGCCTGGGGTGCGGTTTAGTATTGCGCGATGATGGGGTTTGTGTGGGCATGTGTCGTGTTTTCTGTGTGGATACTGATTGGCGCTGGACTATGGGCATACTGGGACGACGACCAACAAACTCTACTGAAGCAGGCTAAGAAGGACCATGAATACCTGCCGCAATTGCTTATGCTGACATGGCCTGTTTTCCTTTGGAAGTGGTTAAGGCGAGACAAATATAAAGTGGTTCGATGATGGGTGGGGGTAATGAAGATAGTCCATATAGACCAGTGCGGAGATTGCCCACATCGGTATTACGAGGGCAATGAGATATGGTGCGGGAAAGAGAACCTAGAGGTTGATGCGTGGTTCATTCCGAAGTGGTGCCCATTGCCTAATGCTGAGGGGGATGAGTAAGTTTGAGGGGATGATCGGATTAAAACCGATTTTTGGTGCAGGGATGGGGTATCTATTCGTTAGGCAAAGCTACCCCTACCCCGATTTTCTTGATGGTTCCTAGGAGAGAGATGTTACACTCCTGTAGTACCAAAAAGAGCCGCAAGAGGTGTAAGCGGCAACCATTGCTGGTGACTGACTTCGTTTATCGCGCCGGAGTATTTTTCGTGGACTATCCCTTGTCCCATATCCACCGATGATATCAATCGAACTGATA